TATACATCAATGCACCATTCCAGATATTCTGTGGTTCTTTGCTCATGTCTTTTATTGGCGGTTTTTTCATTCTGCAATATTCATCTATGCAGGCGGCAATTTGGTCGTCGTAGACTTCCGGCATCTGCTCCGCCTCGATCTGTTCTAATTCGATTTTTTCGGTATTTCCATTTTCTGCCATATTAGCCACCTCCTGAATGATTCCAGCACAGTTTTGTTTATTCTGCCAGGCTCTGTCTGATCTGATCTATCTTATCCGACCTCGTCCGATTTGGTCTGATCTGGTCGGCTTGTATTGTCCTATACTTTTAATAGACCCTTTTTTTGCTGATTTGTCAATGAAAAATTTTATTTTTTAAAAAATTTATTTGGGGGGCGGTCTGCCGCGGTCGGGTCTGCCCGACAAATATTATATAATAACCGAGCCTTTCAAGGTTATTATATAATATATATATTCTTTACTTCTTTTTATATCTTTCTTTTACTCTTTATTCTTTTCTTTGCTTCTTTCTTTTCTTTTTCTCATTTTCTTTCGTTCTGTTTGTAATCTGATTGCATTTCTGTTTGTGATTTGATTGCATTTCTGTTCGTTAAATTGCGATTTTCCATTGTTTAAAAACCGCTAAAATTCGGTACTTTGTCGGTGCTTTTCTGTTTGTAATTCTGTTCGTTAAATAATTACATTTCTGTTTGTTAAGTTGCTGAATTTGCCCCATTTAATTTTTCCAATTTTAGGCAATAAAAAAAGACCGCCGAAACGGTCCTTTTTATCTGTTTTGGAATCCAAAAATTATTTTTTGCCGACATCATGCAAATAGAACTTGCGTTCTAATTCGTCAATTTCTGCTTCATACTCCCGCCCGTCAAATTCTAATCCTTTGATATAAGAATATCTTGGATGTTTTTTCTGCAATTCCGCAATCATGCCGCCGATGAATTCCGAATTTTCTTCATTTGCTAAAATTTCGCTTATTTTTTTAGCAAACTCCGCATTTCCGACTTTTGCTCTCGCGATAATTTCCGAATCGTTATTGATTCGGTTCTCAACCGATTTCATGAACTCTTTAAAATGTTCTGTATCTGGATTGCTTCCAAGTTCTGCATAAATTTTAAATGATTTCATAATAACCACCATCCGCGCCGATCTATGCGGCGTGCCTTTCTTTATTTGATATATTCATTATAGCACTTTATAAAGTGATAGTCAAGCACTTTTTCAAAAAAACTATAACTTTTTTTTGGCTTCTCGATCTTCCGCACTTTCTTCGTATGTCAAAATGTCCTTTGGCTTCATGTCCAATATTAAGCATAAATTATTTAAAGCCTTTAGGCTTATTGATGTATCATCATTTTTCAATTTCTTCATTGCGTCCTGGCTAAGAAGTCCGGTTTTTTTGGCTTTATATATGTTAAAGCCGACGCGATCCAGCGCGTCCCAAACGTCGAATCTGTATTTTAGCATATCTCCGCCCTCCTTTCTTTTTTATTAGTATATATTTTTTTTCGGAAAAAGTCAAGAAAAAAGTTATCAAAAAAAGTGATAAAAACTATTGACAATCACTTTGAAAAGTGATACAATGGTTATAGATCAAAGGAAAGGAGATCTTGAAAATGAAAGCATATAAAATATTTATTTGTGGTTTCCAGATTGGAACCGAGGAACTGACCGCCGCAGAAGTCAAAGAATTTAATAATTCCGGGATCGTCGTTGTTCCGGTTGAAAAATAATTTCGAAACGCTCTTCGGAGCGTCCGCCGCGGGATAGCCTCCCGGCGCTGATGAGATAGGCTAAACAAAAAAAGCCGCCCGGCATACTACCAAGACAGCCCGAGCGGCACCAATCAAAAAAGAAAGGTAGCCCAATTATAACACGGGCAAAGGTAAAAAACAATGAGAAAAGAATTTTTTGAGAATTTAAAGGCAGAGAGAACAACTTACAAAGAAATGATTGACTTCTGTTGTGATAACTTAGTTCTAAACAACTCACTTATTCGTGAGTTAAACGCAAAAGGTTTTTATTTTGACATTAAAAACGGAACAGACTACGACGAAGAAGAAGATTATTATTACGATGTTTACCAGTATTTTATTATTTCTTCCCTCGACGCGGAAAGATTAAAGGAATACACAAAAGAACTAGTTTATTATTGCGAGGACTTAGATTTGTACATTTTGGGCGTTTGTCATTTCGGTACTCCTTGGAGTGGAGTAGGCGCAAACTGGAAAGATGAGATTGAAGAATAAAAAACAGTTTAGCCCTTCGGGGCTTTTCTGTTTTGCGTTATTCCACCATAACCAATTCAGGCGGTCGGCAGGGTTCGAAGCCATGCGGCGGATTTTGCCATTTGGAAAATAATAAATATACGGAGGTGATACCATGTAATTTTCAAGGCAAAATTGCTATATGCTAGACCAATACCACGAAGGGCATTTCGTATGCTCTCAAATTGTCCCGGAATCGTATCTTGATTATTTTTGAAAAGTTGCAGGAATTAGCCCAAAAATTGAAGAATTGGCGAAAAATCCGACCTTTTCGGCTTGTAAAAGTCTGCCAAATGTGGTATAATGAGGGCATATAGAACCATGCCCCGAATGGCTTTAGTCGAGCGGCTCAATCTTTGCCGGTTGGGTTTCTTCTGGTAGCAGTTTAAAAAACCGAACAAGAAAAAGCAATTTTTGAAATTGTGAACTTTTTTCGGTTTGAAATCAGGAAACTAAACTACCCCAGGGGGGGTAAAATTACGTTGCAAAATTTGCAGCGAGTAAAGAAAGGATGATAGTTATGAGAACAGAAGCGCAGAATATGCATATTAACGGTGTAACAGTCAACGGAATTTGGGTAAGTTTTGATATTGAAAACGTTGCATCTATATCAGAAAAAGGCGTAAAATCGGAAGCGATTCAAGGGGTCGCAACTTTTGTAAGAGCAGGAGAACAGATCCATAAAATTTATAATATTGGCAACTTTGATTTTTGTGCAAAATTATTAGATAATGAATTTGCCAAAATGGAAGCAAAAAGAATGATTGAGTGTGCCAATAGAAGCGCTCATAGTCCGTTTAAATAAAATAATAAATAAGTATTATAGGCACGTTTGGCATCGCTGATCGTGCCTATAAGTGTCGAAAGTAGGTATAAAATGATAAATGACGACTTGAAAGAGTTTATAGGCGAGGTTTGCGATGTTCTGGAAATCCCAATTCCAAACATTTCGGACGATTTTCGCGTATTCGAAAATAATACAAGGATGGCAGTGTTGGCAATTGAAAAGAACGTGCCGACATTGTATTTATGCGACCGGATGGAGACAGAGCAAGACTATTATTTTGCCGTAGCGCATGAACTGCGCCATCTTTGGCAGTATATAACCAATGAGAAATACTGGCTTGGCGGCTATAAAACCGCCGAAGAAATCGGAATAACCGCATATAATCGGCAAAGGCTGGAGATAGACGCAAACGCATTTGCCGCGCTTGTTATAGTTCTATCTTTTGGGATGGTCCCGACGTTCCAGTCGCTGGACTTGGAGACGCGGCACATGATAGAAGTTCGTGCGCGACAGATCATGCCGGAATTGGACGATTGAATTTCAAAAATGGAATTTTCTGAAAAACTGACTAAAAAATCGAGATATCGAAAATGTGAAATTTTTTCGTTCTGAAATTTCGGATTGTTTATACCCTAGGGGGGTTATTTTTTCTTTGCAAAATTTTTTTGCGCGTACGAAATTCGTATTCGCAAAATTGGAAAAGGCAGCCAGATAAGGCTGCCAAAGCAAATTGGTTAAATTGTTTATAAAACTTATTTATTTCTTTTATATTCAGAATATTCAGTTACTATGTCTTTCCATCCATCTGGAAGTTTATTTGAAATATTCTTTATTTCTAAGAAATACGCATTTTCATTGTCGGAAAATTCGGAATAATTACCGGCTGGCGATAGCAAAAATGTATAGTATGTGTTTATACTTTCGGATAGTTCGCGCACCCAAGAATCATATTCACCATATTTTTCAACATATTCACTTTGTAAAGAAAAAGTTTTTATTTTTTCGTAATAATCCAAAAATTCATTTGCTTTTTTAACAAACTTTTTCTTTGAAAATTCCGTTTTTACGCATTTATCTACTGCGGTATTAAAATCTACAAATTTTCCATTTTTCATTGTATATTTGTTTGTTGACTTGTCTTTTGTTTCCCATATCGCATTATTCCACGTTTTACTTATAATGTAACCTTTTTGTGCAAGCAAATTTATAAAGTCTTGAGAACCAAGCAAAAAGTCCATCGTTGTTATGAGGTATTTTTTATGATTTTCCAATTTTTCTTGTTTTTGTTTTTCTTCTAAATCTTTTTTTACTTGTTCTTGTTTAATTTTTTCTTGTTCCTGTTTAATTTTGTTTTGATGTAAAAATAAACCGCCAAAGACCAAAGACAACAAAAAAACAAAAAATATAGTAAAAAACACTATTTTCTTTTTCTTTTTGCTTTTATTTGTCTTTTCAATAAGATCTCTTTTTTCATTTTCAGATATTACACAACCACATTTAGGACATTCTCTTGCCGTACTACTTATTTTGTTTTTGCATTCTGGACATTTAATAATTGCCATAACGAAATCCTCCCATATAAAATTTTTACACAATTTTACCATATTTTCATAATTTTGTCCACCAGAAATCAATTATATTCAACCATAATGGTAATTTCATAGCCAAAAATTTTGTCTTTGTCAAAAATTGGTATGCGCTTTAAGCCATAGTCTAAAAGGTCGTTTATGGCTATAAATGTTTTGTTTCCGCAGAAGACACAATATTTGTCTCGAAACTTGGAAACCACTAGTTTTTCCTCGATTTTTTCTCCGTTTAGCATTTTGTCAAGTATGTTTAACGTTTCTTTATGGTTTACGTTTTCCTCTCCAATATCAAAGATATACCTGATTTCTTGGTATTCTTTGATTGTAATTTTGTTTCTGCCCTTTTTCAATTTCATAGAATCATCCCTTTTCTAAATATTTTGTAAAATTTTATCATTTTTTAGAAATTATTGCAAGCGCAGAGACAAGATACTTATTTGAATTTTTGAGAATTTTCCGTAATTTTTCCTCTGTAATCTCTGGATTCGTCCTTTTTATGTATTCCAAAATAAAATTTAGTTCTTTCAAAGTCATTTCCCTTTCTTCATGCTAACCATGATATCATCAAGCAGATAAATCAAATCTGTGCCATAAATGCTGATCCAGTCAGCCAAATACTCTTCCTGCTCCATTGGCATATGTACACCAAATGAAAAGCAGAATGCGTGGCATAGTTCGTGAGCGATTATTTTACGCAAATAAGAGCCTTTCGGATTTTTTGATACAAATATACCTTTTTCATTCCAATCGGTCACTGCGAGCGAATATAAGCCGTCAGAGCGAATCAATCTTTCATCGTTTGGATTTACAAAAATCAAATTCCATAAAATGCCGTTTATAATAAACATACTATCCCTCCTAAAAAGGCTGGAGACATTTCTATCCCCAGCCGATAGTTTACTGAATCTTATTTACAAGAGCCGTAAGTTTGGTCTTTGTGAGTGACATATCATTTACCATCCCGGAAACATCTCTTGCAAGTTCTGCCATGTATGTTTCCAGAGATTTCATGTTATGCTCTTTGTCTTCCGGATTATTTGACTTATGCAATTCTTTTGTTTCTGTGTAATTGCGTTTTGCTCGGTCGTAATTGCTTTCGTTCATGTGCATATTGCCAGACGGTTCTGTGTAGTGCATTCTGCCATACTTATCTCTGTCCATGTCACGCATATCTTCCATTTCATGGTACTTTTCTGGTGTCATGTGGTAATATGGCGGTTCGTCATATCCTCTTCGATATGTACCGGAACCTTTCGGGGCAAATTTGCCGTTCGCATAGCGATAATGGTCGTAGTGTCTTCTGCCGCCGTCTCCGTAACGTTCGAACATTTCCAAAAATTCTTCTGGATCTGATTCATCCATTGCTTTTGTCAACGTTCTGTAGTACATGGCTTCTGATAAGTCTTTCAGCATGTCTATGACTTTTCCCATTTCCTCTGTGTCAGCCATTTCAACACCATGTTCCAACTGTTCATCAGCACATTTCGAAATTTTTTCAATCATGCAGTGCATTCTTTTGATATCCATATTGTCCACCTCCTATGCAACTCTAACAACTGTAAGATTGCTATTCTGAACTTCAATTGTCTGTCCGGAAGTG